AATATATGGGGAGAAGAAGGGGGATTACAGGACCTTGAGCGTTATATTACTAGGAGTAAGTTAGCAACAGGAGTTTCTCAAGAAGATATTCTTATGGATACCTTCCAGAATGAGAAAAGTATATTTTAATTAGGTGGATATTAACAGTAAATGTGTTTTTATTTGTATATATAAGTCATAAGTTGCATATTCAAGCGTGAAAAACGGTAAAATTGTAAGTAAACACGATATTATCCGTGAAATAAAGGGAGTTAATGAACGTATTGACTACTTATTTACTGGATTACAGGTATTAAGTGGCAGTTTAAGGGATTATATTAATCTGAACAAGGATGAAAAGAAGTTTACTAAGTTCTTAAAGAAGAAATATGGCGAAGATCAACACCCAGAATATAAGTAAAGCTGAAGAACAGCTCAGGTTAGCATATGAAGACTTGATTGCCTTTGGCAAGTTATTTCTTCCAGATGATTTTCTAAGAAGTGAAACTCCATTCTTTCATTATGAGGTAGCAGATGCAGTTGATGATCCAAGCGTTAGACAGTTGGCAGTTATTTTACCAAGAGGGCATGGGAAAACTGTTCTTACTAAGTGCAGTATTCTTCATGATTTTCTCTTTACTAAAGAGCCATTATTTTATGGTTGGGTGGCGGCAAGTTCAAAGATTTCTGTCCCTAATCTTGATTATGTTAAGTATCATATTGAATATAACGATAAGGTAAGATATTACTTTGGAGATCTAAAAGGTAGGAAGTGGACTGAAGATGATATTGAACTCACAAATGGGTGCAAGCTTATCTCTAAGTCGAATCTTTCTGGGATTAGGGGTGGGGCCAAATTACATAAAAGATATGATCTCATTGTATTAGATGATTTTGAGGATGAAAATAATACTATCACGCCTGAGAGTCGTTCTAAAATATCTAACCTTGTTACAGCAGTTGTATTTCCAGCCCTTGAGCCTAAAACAGGAAGATTAAGGATAAATGGAACTCCAGTGCATTATGATGCATTTATACAGAAGATTCTTGTTGGATTTCAGCAGGCAGAAATGAGGGGAGATCCATTCAGTTGGAAGGTTATAACATACAAAGCATTACAGGATGATGGGACACCTCTATGGCCAGATTGGTTCGGAATGAAAGAAATGGAGAGAAAGAAGAAATTTTATCAGGACTCAGGTACTCCACAGAAGTTCTATCAGGAATACATGATGGAAGTGCAGAGTGCAGAAGATGCTATATTTACCAGAGATCATATAAAATACTGGGATGGATCATTCCGTTTGGATGAAGAAACTGGACTTTCTTTTATAGATGCCAATAATCAGGGATTCCAGCCATGCAATGTATTTGTAGGTGTAGATCCTGCTACAGATTCAGCCAGAAGGGATTCTGACTTTTCAGTTATGATTGCTGTAGCAGTAACTCCAGATAATAATATTTATGTACTTGATTATATACGAAAGCAGTCTATACCAGTATTAGGAATACCAGGAGAACATAAGCTTGGTATAGTAGATTATATGTTCCAATATGCAAAAAGTTTCAAACCAAGTTTATTTACAGTAGAAGATACTTCTATGAGTAAACCTATCTTTCAAGCGTTAAATTCTGAGATGAGAAGGAGAAATGACTTCTCTGTTGGATATAGGGCAGAAAAGCCAGGAAATAGGATGAGCAAGAGAGATAGGATACAGGAGATATTAGCTCAAAGATTTTCAATAGGGCAGATACATCTGAAGAAGACTCAGTATGATCTGCATAGAGAAATAACAACATTTGGGCCAAGGATGGCTCACGATGATACTATTGATGCTCTTGCCTATGCAGTCAAATTCGCTAATCCTCCGATGGCTGCAGGGCAAGACAAAGAAGGTAATTGGTATAAAAAGAAACCTAAAGCAAGGGATTGGGTAATAGCATAGGAGTAAATTATGAGTAATGGACAATCAGAACGTGGTAAGTACGGAAGTAAATTAGGTGATTATGAAAGATATTTAAAGCAGAAAGAAGTTGAAGCACAAGAGAGGGATGAAAGTCGTCTAAATGAATTGTCTGAACAATATAATATACCTAGAGAATATCTTGATAAATCACTTTTTGATTTTGAGATGAGAGCTTATAAATCACATGGTCTGAGAAGGAATCAAAGTTCTTCATTTATGAAAGAGCCTAAGCTCGGTAGACCTCTGTTTAGATATAGACTTAGTGATCAGCTTCCATTCGAACGTCGGTCATCCTTTTTTCGATCTGGTGATGAAGTTGAACGTGGAAAAGGGGATTGGCTTGATGAAAAAGAAGTGATGGGTACTATAAAACATAATTATGAAATTTCTAGGTCAAGAAGAGATTCTACTGAAGATAAGATCATGAATGGATTCCTTCAGCAAGATAATAAATATAAAATAGTTAAGTAGTGGCAGATATAATCACTACTCAAGATTTATCCGTAGAGGATACAAGTAAACTAAAAACAGGAGATACAAGAAAGAAGTACAATACTTGTCCTCCAGGTAAGAAGAAAGTAGGGAACAAGTGTGTTCCCATAACTAAAAGAAATGGCTAAGAAAAATACAGATACAGTTCCAGCAATGCTAACTCCAGGTGAGTTTGTAATAAAGAAGAAGTCTGCTAAGAAAATAGGATATGATAAACTTAATCAAATGAATAAAACAGGAAAGATTGTATCTAAAAGTAAAAAAAGTAAGGGGAAAAAAATGGCAAAAAAGAAAAAGAACTATCAATTTGGTGGAGTGGTAAAACCACCGATAAAGGCTGCTGGTGTACCTGGGAGTCCAATGGGCGGTGCTAGCAGTGGGAATACAATGGAGGGTGGCGGAATGTACATCAGGGATATGGGTGAACAGAGTGGTGGTGGAATTGATGAAGGAAGTGGGATTCATACATGGGGTGATGAACAGAGAACAGGTGATATGGGAGGAATGCTGGGATATAAAAAAGGTGGAAAAGTAAAAGCTACTGGAGGTTATAAGGTAGTTGGTCAAAGAAAAGGTTATAAAGTAGGAGAATAAGTTAGTGTCTGGGAAGAGAAAAGATATCTTTGGTCATGATAAGCGTGACAGGAATCCTAAGAAGGCTCCTGCAGATTCATACCATATATGACCATGCGAAGGTACGCCTCACCCAGTTAGGGAGAGTCATAAAGAAAAGAAGGTTAAGAAATAATGCCTAAGAAGAAAAAAGCAGACCAAATAAGAGAACTATATAATCTGGCTAATAACTGGACACGTAATCAGTGGCAGTATGTAAACCAGAAAGGATATGAGTTTGCTCATGATGAGCAGTTATCCAGTAGTGAAAAGACATCTCTTCAGGAACAGGGAATGCCTACATTTACAATCAATAGGATACTTCCTGTTGTTGAGATGCTTAATTTCTATGCGACTGCTAATAGTCCCAGATGGCAGGCAATTGGAGTTGAGGGTAGTGATGCAGATGTAGCAGCAGTATTTTCAGATCTTTCTGATTATATATGGCATCTTTCGGACGGAGCCACTCTTTATTCAAATGCAATAAATGATGCTATATGTAAAGGGATGGGCTATATAATGGTGACTGTTGATACTGATATGGACAATGGAATGGGAGAAGTTGTTCTCCAGCAGCCAGATCCATTTGATTTATATGTAGATCCTAAGTCTAGGGATATGATGTTTAGGGATGCATCTTTTATTCTAATAAGAAAAGTTCTTCCTAAAAGCCATATAGTAAAGCTTTTCCCTAAATATAAACGCAAGATAATGAAATCTTCTTCTTTAGAAGGAGATATGTCTGTATCTGAAAGATCAATATCAGATAGTGAACAAAAGCTATTCCTTAAAGATGATTCTACTGCAGAGGATATGGGAGTTGATTCAGCTGGAGAACATGAACCTACATTAGAATTGTTTGAGCTTTATGAGAAGATAAAGATTTCTTATGTGAATGTATTCTATAGGATACCTCCTGATAAGGAACAGTTACAAGCTATCCAGCAACAAGTTCAGGTAAAAATGAAGGAAATGGCTGCTGAGATGGAAGTTGGTCTTATGGAACAGCAGAAACAAATGCAGGAAGCAGTTCAAGCAGGGAAGATGATACCCGAAAGGTATGAACTTGAATTAAAGAAAGCTCAGGATATGATGCAGCAGCAATTACAGTCTGCAGAGCAGGAATATATGAGTATGCTTCAGGCTCAGGCTTCTAAAATTGAGAACAGGGTAATATCTGAAAAAGAATATAATATCCTTCTTAAGGATGAGAAGTTTCAGCAGTCTGTTGTAGATAGTGTTCAGTTTTATGGTACCAGAATTAAACAAACTATTACTGTAGGAGATACACTTCTTTATGAGCTTGTATATCCAGAGAATATAACTGATTATCCAGTAG